TCCGCGAAATACCCACGCCGGATTTTTGTAAGGACTTTACGACAATAGCCTCTACTGGATAGTATGCTGGATTCGTACATTTACTTACAAATCCGGCGTGGGTATTTCGCGGAAATGTTGTTTCCCAAATGGAATGAAACATCATCATGATATCAACTTGTCGCTGCGCCGCGGTAGAACCGCCGGAAACGATGCGTAGCGTCTGCGACAAACGCGCGACGTGTGACAGACGCGACTCTCGACGAGTTAAGCAGCAAGTGCGCCCGACCTATCCGAGCATGCAGTCTGGCAGAATCAGAATGGACGCCATTTATTTAATAAATTTTATGCTCCCCAAACGAAGATTTTGGATGGATTGACAAAGGATGACATCCGGGTTTTCGAAGCACTTTTCAATGGGTCTTAGCCCAAATCTAGTACTCACGCCCTTGAAAAGTGCTTCGAAAACCCGGGTGTCATCCTTTGTCAATCCATCCAAAATCTTCGTTTGGGATGGATAAATTTTATACAACACATCGCATGGGATAGCACAATGCCATGGGATGCTCACAAGTTTGCAAGATGATTACAAAAAATGAGTGGTAGATGTACAGTCACGTTGTCGGTAGCTTAATGGTCATCTCAGCGCACTCATCGTTGCATATGACTCTCGAATTTTATGCTCCCCATTGTCATTGGGGGGATACGAATCGTTGAAAAGTGCTTCGAAAACGCATTCGGAAAGGTTGGTTCGTCCTTCGAACATCTTCGTTTGGGAGGGTTAAATTTGATGATCTGTATTTTTGTAAACTGTTTGCAAGATGGGCTTACAAAAAACACACGCGTGAGATGACATGACGCATCATGTGATGAGATGCTCTAAGGTCCTCTCTCGAGTTGGCTGCTTTGTTTTTTGTAAACTATTTGCAAGATGGGCTTACAAAAAACACACGCATTCGACACACATAGGCATGCTATCTTGTTACTTTGACGTTGAGTTCGACTGAGACATCACCATGCTATCCATGGGGGAAACAACATTTCCGAGACGTACGACATTTCGAACTCACAACTTGAGTCACAAGATAAGACATCACCATGCTATCCATGGGGGAAACAACATTTCCGAGACGTACGACATTTCTAACTCACAACTTGAGTCAAGATAAGTTGATGACGATGGCATGTCGATGTGCATGTTGAATGAATCTGACGACCGATGATTGGCATGCTGAACGGATGGCTGTGACACGTGGGCGTCGAGCGCCCTCCCGTGGACGAGCTACTTCATGACGTCGAGCGACCCATCCATGTAGTTTAGGATGCAGTAGTTCTCGTAGCCGACGACGAGTTCGTACCGCTGCGCGCTGTTGGCGCCGCGGTAAGGCAGCGTCTTCTGTTTGAGGTCGTTCCACGTGTCCATGTACTCGCACGCTTCGTCGGTGAGCGTGATTTCGAGGTCCACGTTCTCCAACTCTTCGTAGTTGGCGTATCCCGAGAGCGAACTCGACCGGATGTTCTTGTTGAAGGCGTACATGTGAATGTGGTTGTTCACCGTGCGTGTCATGCCGTGCATGTACGGCACGGTGTGGGTGAAGTGCGACGCGTCGACCTCGTAAAAGCGAGCGTCCTTCCAATAGTACAGCGATACACACTGGATCGGATTCCTCGATGCCCCGTTGAGCGTGACGCGCCAGTTGTCGAGCGGGAGGGGCTTGTCGTTGCTCGTGGCGTACTGGCCTGACTCGGCCTTGATGGTCGTGTTGACGACGGCAAAGTAGATGGCCTTCATCAGGTGCTTGGTCCGAATCGGAATCCGTGTCTTCCGCCCTTCGATGTTGAACCTCTGGACCGAGTTCCAGTCGGTGCCGATGTACTTGATGCGGTCGCGGTTTTTGACGTTCTGTAGCCACTGTTTCTCGTTTTCTTGGACTTTGATGTAGTTCACGTTGAGCGTCGTGTGAATCATCCCGGGCTTGGCGTCCAGCCAATCGCGCCAATCGACGATGCTCAGGATTCGCCCAAAGTACGACATCGCGATCGGGCTGTAGCACGACACGTTGAGGTGGGGAGGCTCGTACGGCCGGTCTTTCTGCGGGATGGACTTGTACTTCCACACTTGGATTCGGTGGCCATTATTGAGCGGGTAAAACGGATCGTCCATGTACTCGGTCGTCGACTGCACGACTTCGTCGCTCGTGTTGCTCCACCGGGCGTTGTGCAAGTTCGACATGACGTCCACAAGCAGCACCTCCTCGAGCTCGCACAGCGAGACCTCGATTTTGACGGCCTTGTCGATCAACGTCAGCGGGAGAACGCTATCCCCATTGCAGACCGGGAACACGATGGGGATGATGAGCTTGTAGGCCGGCAGACGCCCCGTCGTCACGTTGTCCGGATCGTACAGCTCGGGCACGTTTCCGGTCATCTGCATGTACAGGCCGCACTCGGCGCGTTGTTGCTGCATCTGGATGTCGAGGTAGAACGAGTCGGTCGTGAAATACTCGACGTCGTCGAAGAACATCGTGACGTTGCGGATGATGCGGTGGCCCAGTTGCTTGACGTACCGGACGCGGTACACATCGCCGGGGCGGCGGTAGCGCCCCTTGATGTGCGCGTCGAGCGCGCGGTAGACCGCGTCGTACCCGCCGTATTTGTCCAACTGGGCCGCGAGGGTCGCCTCTTGCTCGGCGGTCCACTGGTCGGACGCCGAGTCGGTCGACAGCGAGCACTTTTGGTTGAACAGGACGTAGTCAAACTTGAAGCGCGTCGCGCTAGCCTTGTTGTACGATTGCACGATGCGCTCCAGTTCGTACGAGTTGCGAATGTCGGACAGTTCCAACCAGCCGGACGCCGTGTTTTCGGGCATGTACCCGCGCACGATGGCCGGATGCAGCGCCAACTCGGGCAGCGTGATGCACAGGAACATATTGTGCAGGTACTCGGTGTGGGCGTTGTTCAGATGAAACGTCAGTTTTTTCCCCAACTGGCTGTCGCCTTCGGGGACTTTGTAGACAGGGATGACGGAGTAGTTGTTGATGTTCCGGACTTGGTCGGGCAAAAATGCGCTGATACGCTCGCCGTCGTCGTGGAAGAAGGTGTTTTCGGGCATCTCCTTCAACGCCGCGATGATGTTCATCTCCGTCATGTGGCGTGTTCTATTACGTGCGTGGTTTCCTTCTAACATTGTTTACCCCATCTCGATGCGACCCAGCCGTCGCCGGCCCGTCGCCAGGCCGGCGGAGCATCGACTTTACACGTGCGTGCCCACCCACCCACCATCGTGCATGTTGGTTCGGCCCGCCCACCTCGAACGGTGAGCATGATGTTGCATCATAGCCAGTCGACGCATCGGAGCGAATCGGGAGATGGACGAGGCTCGGTCCGATGCGTCGACTGGCTGTGATTCGCCGGCATATCGCCGAACGATGGCGATGCGCACCCCACCGGGCCACCACGCGCGCTCATAGGGAGCCCATGCTTGGCCCGCTCATTTTTTTGGTCGGCTTTCCCTCCGTCCGCTCGTTCATCATGCTCATCAGGTTTGTGCCCGTCTTTTGCAAAATCAATTTGGCAAACCCAAAAAGCAGTGCGTTGAACAGGATCATCGCGCAGATGCGCACTTCGACCGGCCATGAGCTCTTCGGCATGTAGGATTTCTCACCAAGCTCAATGAGCAGTTTTTCGTATTTACTCATCTGGAACATCTGCTGTTGGCAGAATCCGTCCATGTTAAGGCCCAGTCGGTTGAAAATGAACTCGATGACCATGAAGCCACCGATGAGATAGGACTTGTACGAATCCACGTTCGAATCTAGGTGGACCTTGCGGATGATAAAGTCGTACTGCTTTTTCATCATGTTGTAGTCGTTGTGCACGGTGAACGTCGGGATGTCGGTGAAGGGGTACGACTTGCGCAGGATCTCGAAGCGGTAGAGTAACTCGCGCTTCAAGTCGTCCTCGTTTTCTTGGTCTTCGGTTCGGCGCTGCGCATCGGGGTGATGGTTGGACGATGAGGCGGTGGTGTGTGATGCGTGTGGTGCGTGTGATGCGTGTGATGCGTGTGGCGGTTGTTGAACCGTCTCGCCGATCCAACTCGATTCCGACGTGGCGTTGGGTGGTGGCGACGCAACCACGCCGATCGGCGGGGAACTACAGCGGGGACCGACGGTCCGAGACGAAGCGTGGTGGTCGAGCCTTGCGTCCAACGTGTCCTCAAACTTGCGCTTTTTCTCTTTGTTCTCGATGAGGTCTAAATATAAATTGGACTCTTCTGGAAACGGGTCTTCTATCACGCTGGCGTGTTTTTCGTTGGGTATGCGAACAATCACCAGCGCCATATTATCTTTTGTGCGACTTTTATTAAGTCGTTTTCGTTGCCATGCGTGATTTGACGAGCCCGCGTTTCCAGTATTGCATAAGGATGACAAGAAGAAATCGCAGTGTGGGCGAGACGGTGGTGCGAGCCGTCATTGACCTGCCCGATGACATGCGTGCGAGCAACGGTCAGAAGCGTGCATATGAGTGTCCGAGAAACGAGACAAGGATTGGTCTGTGGAATCACACCGTCATGATGTAGCGTCATGATGATTACCGACCGTGACCATTGTGGCGAGAAAGTCGCACTTTCAGGCCTCGTGTAAAGCCCGTATGAAAACGTAGCATTTTCGAAAACACATAACTGTCGGGTCTTTAGCGTTGAGTAGCGTTGAGTAGCGTTGATTTTGATGAATAGAAACGCCCAACTCATTGCTTTTGTTGTCATCTACTGTACTTATCTACGTCTTCATACGGGTTTTACACGAGGCCTGACAGTGCGACTTTCTCGCCACAATGGTCATCATGTTGCTAGTACGACACTGAATCTAAAGACGCATAGTGACATGGACATGCTACTACCCGGTCGTATCTCGTGAGTTCGGATTCGGAAGACACATCGCCGGTGACATGGGCATGCGACCATCCGGTTTTGATTTCTACCGACACGTCGTCGCATGTGATTGAAACTGTAGATGGCACTTTTTAAGGATGTGTGTACTCGATTTAGGCACGAGTGGACGCACCTTTGCATCCTTTTTCAAACGTCGCTAAAGACTTCAGGGCTACATGCAACTACGGAATGTGCGATGTTTGACACGAATGGCAATGTTAACACCAGGCTCGTTTCAGCATATGCATCGCACTTTTTTGTAGTTGCATGTTGCACTGGCTACACTGAAGCCTACAGTGCGGCTAGCACCATCCGACTATCGCGACTCGCATCGACTCGCATCGACTCGACATCCAGCGCCAATCGTCCACTTGCACCCGGGTTTTGCTTTACACGCCGCTTTGGTCAACTTTCTGCACGCACACCGCTCTGACTTGGCATTTCCGTTGGTTTCATGTACTCCTTCATGTTCTTTCACGGCGGACAGCGATTCGCATACACGCCGGCGCCAATCCATGTCGCCTTCGCGTCCCCACTCGGGTAACGGTCGTCCGGTCGCATCGTTGAACCCCTTGGCAAAGTAGTGTAGCATCTTGTTCGTGTGGTAGTCAGGCGATTGGAGGCAATCGTCGACCGACCCGAACGGCACGTGGCCATCTTGCCCGTAACGAGTGCCGTACGCGCGTCCCATCGCCGCCGCAAAGGCGGTCGTCCCCGGCGCTGGGTCCGCCCCCTTCTTGATGGCGTCCACCGCCAGCACCTTGTGTAGAACGCGACGCTTGCGGAGTGCCATCCGGACGTCGCGTACGACGGGGGTGGTGACGTCGAATTCCGACGCATCTTCGGATTTCTGTGTACCTTCGTACCACTTGGACAAGGTGCACAGTACGTACCTTGCGATGGGACACGGACCATTGCTCGTCAGCGGTGCGTATTGCACGTGGTAGAACATACCGCCATACTTGGCCGACGCATGGGCGCACTCGTCGCAATGGACCACGCCAGAGCCGGGATTCGCCATTTGCAGCTGACAGCGCCGTGCTTCCTCGTCGTGTCCGCTAATGACAAACCCGTTGTATAGATGGTCCAAGTATAGATCGCACGCACGCTGCGGGGGCTCGGGCCGATAGCTCGGAATGGGCCTCGATTCATTGGTTCGCCCGTAGTATGCGACCTCCTCGCAATGGTACAGTGCAGGTCCACAAGTTCCATTGAGTTCACGAGTCTTACCGCACGCGCTCGAGCGGAACCGTAGGGTCGTCGCGTCACTCCAAGGTGGGTCCAGCGTCGCGCCGTTTGGATCGCCGAAGAGGTAATCGTACTGATTGTGCCGATTCACGACAATCAGAAACGGCGCCCGGTCCACAGGGAACTGTAGCCATATCTCTGCAACGTCTTCGACGCGCCGCCGAATCTCGTCGACGAGATCGACCGTCAGAAGTTTGGGGATGGGGAGGCGAAATCGGCCGTCGTATTCAGTCGCCGTTACGTCTTCGGCGTAGATGGGCAGTTCGTATTCGGCCAAATAGTCGTCAACGTGCCTGAATATACGCCCTTTTACCATTAAATAGACCATATGCACGCCAAGTACCGGAGCGTCTCCGCTTCGATAGAGCAACAGTAGCCGATTGTTACCTGGCCAGAATTGGTACTGATCGTCACATGCAAACTCTTTCGTGAACAATGAGATCACTCGCTGCGGATCATATCGGCTGTGGGCCATGTCGTACCGGCACCGTTTGTCGTCTAGAAGGTCTTGCAAAAACGTCTCGAGATGGACCCGCGTGGACGTTTTGCCGGGGGTATCGCAGAGCAAAAGCATTTCATTTGCGATGAATCGCTCCCTATCCAGGTCGCCGGCCGTTCCGTCGGCGTGGTCCGACGGAACGGCGACGGCTGCATGCAGCGGGGTGTACTCGACCGCCGATGGCATTGGGTCATCGCGTCGTCTTGCGGTCGTCGCACGCGGGCCACGTCGAAGTGTGTTGGCCTTCGGCCGGGGCTTGGCCAAGATTGTGCTCATTTACCCAACTATTTTATCCTTTCGATGAAATCATCTTGTGAACATCATACACGCATCAAGCATGCATGCATCTTGTGAGCATCATACCAACATCAAGCACGCATCTTGTGAACATCGTACACACATCAAGCATGCATGCATCTTGTGAACATCCTACACACATCATACAAACATCATGCATGCATCTTGTGAGCATCATACCAACATCAAGCACGCATCTTGTGAGCATCATACCAACATCAAGCATGCACGCATCTTGTGAACATCATACACGCATCAAGCATGCATCTTGTGAACATCATACACTCATCAGACATGCACACTCCGGTAAACACGACATGATGTTTTTGTGAACATCGTACACACATGAGGCATGCACGGTCCAGTATACACGACATGATCCTTGCTTTTGAGGGTATATAAAGTGCTCCCGAACAACAAAGCAAAAGATGAAATGCGGATTGTCGTCGAGTTTGTCGAAGCACGTTTCTGGAATGCGCGAAAACGGTGCCTCCAGTGCGTGCATGAAGTCCTCGGAGCATGTCCCTACCCCCACGGTCCCGTTCGACGTTTTGACACGACCATGGCATTATCGGGTTAAAGCCGACGCCGATTTATATAACATGATACCGGAAATTACGCAGATACTGCGCATAACGGGCGTCTGCCTTTGGAATGCCGCTCGGCTTGCGGTCTATCCCAGGTCGCGCGTTGCGATCGACCTGCTCCGGGACCTGGCGCAGGTGAACATCATCTTTTTGAAGATATTTCAGGTCATGACTCCTAGCATCGACGGGGCGTCCGAGTTGCAGCAGCCCAATTACACGACCCAGGTGCCCTTCCACGCGCGAGATGTTCCACATGCCTGCATTCGAAAGCTACAAGCAGCGTTTCCGATTGTGATCGAGTCGCATCCGATTTACTCGGGGTCGTCGTGTCTGATCTACCACGCGACGTACAACGAGCGTCCGGTCATCGTCAAAATCAAACGACTCGGCCTGCAAGAGTACATCGGAACCTCCGTCTTCATCGCGCGCATGCTGTGCCGACTCATCGACGCGCTCGCGCTGTTGCCCTTCCTCTCCATGGCCGATATTTGCGCAGAGGTCGTCCCGAACATCGTCGACCAGACCGAGTTCACGAACGAACTGTACAACATGCACCGGTTTCAACGGCGATTCAACACGGCCGACTCGCACATCCGCATCCCGGAGACGTACGACGAGTTCACGTCCTTCGATGAGAGCGTGATCGTCATGGAGCACGTGAGAGGAGATCACATCCAGACGCTCGACCCGGAGCACCGACGCCGGATGTGCGCGCTGATTTCGCACTTCAACATGCGGTGCATCGTCGAGCACGGGATGTTTCACGGAGACCTGCACTGCGGCAACGTGCTGTACCACGCGGCATCGGACGTGCTGTACGTGCTCGACTTTGGCATCACGGGGTACCTGGACCGGAAGGAGGTCGGCACGTTGCTGGCGATCATGAAATCGTACGCCTGGAAAAACTTTCATCGGATGGCATATCTGGTGGTGACGGAGATGAGCGAGTTGCCGAAGGACATCCCCGCCGAGACGCTCGTCGCTTTTTGCGATTGCGTCAAGGACTTTCTGAGCGAGATTTACCAGACGAGGACCGTCGTGAAGTACGACGATATCACCCAACTCTACGCACTCGTGAAAGCCAAGCACATCCGCATCGGCCGCACTTTCCACCGCCTTCAGATGGCGCTGGGCATCACCAACGCGATGTGCACCTCGTACATTACACCCGACGAGAACAACGTGAACATGCACGAGTCGTTTCGGCTCGTCCTCGGATACGTGCTGTCGTACAAGGGTAGCGCATGAAGAGGTCCCGTCGGTGGTGTGGCGATGGACGCTGGGTGGCGATGCACACGATGAAGTCTACCCAATGTGTAGTACCCATCCCAAATGCAGAGTGGCGTGGGAAGGCCGAACCAGCGTTTCAGAATGCGTTTCCAGGGGAAGAACTCTTCGACGTTTTGTAGCCCAAAATCGAGTACTCACGCCCTTGAAAAGTGCTTCCCCGGGCCCGGGAAACGCATTCTGAAAGGCTGGTTCGGCCTTCCACAATCATTCGGACGGTTGTGTGCAGGTGCATGTGCACACATCGGGGAAACATCCACGTTGACAAAGCCACCGCATTCGGGCCCTCGAAAAATGATTTAAAACCACACCTCATCTTGAGCACCGAGAATGACGTGCGTTTACTTGTCCGTCCGGTACATCGCGTCTGGCCCAGGCCATTTGGACCGCCTGCCGTGCATGATTCGCCTCAAGCACAAGGACACGGCCACCAGCAAGGTCATCTTGATCGATTGGGGCACTCGAATGATTAGCCCCCTGACGCCGCTAACAGGGTTGGACGTGGAGACGATCCGAACACATGGAACCACATTTGAGAACGCAGTCGCCACGGTGCGTGCTGAAATGACCCCCGAAACGGTCATCGTCGGGATGAACATGAAGAGGCATGTCCATGCGCTGCACCTGTGCCGGAACGTGCACTACGGCAGCTACGTGGACTTGACGTCCCTGTTGAAGGTGAAGATTGGACACCGGTTGCACTTTCTGCCGCTTGAGGTCATCGCTAGCGTGCTGGGGTATGAACCGAAAGAAACCGATGCGAACAGCGACTTGGAGATGGTGCAGCATGTTGACACGCATTGCCCGACGGCAGCGGCGATATCGGTGGTACTTGGCCGCCTCAAAGAGCACATGCATACGAACCCCAAAAGCCACGTCCCTGGCATATACAGCATCGACGGCGTATGCACATCGGCCTATAACGAGCGTCGTTGCTCGTGTCAGCAAATGACGCTCAACCCTTTGTCATTCGCCCACCCGACCGCACAGACCCGACGCGCATCGGGTGAGTAAACATGGCTCGAGCGACGTTTCGCCCGGGAGGCGCTCATGACATTGTGACTAGCGACAGCAGTCATATCAGGCCAGGTTTGTTACTCGGCCGAAGTCTAGGACCATGAGAGCCACAATGCGGCTTATGCCACCTCCGAGCGCCGTCTCTTGAAATCTAGCTACTCTCGAATAGTGACATGGCACCGCATTTAACTAGCAAACCATAAACACCACGCCGAGCCCCCAGATTCACAAAGAATCGCACGCTCCTCGCTGTTGTCATCTTCAGCGACTGCCCTCATCAGGCATGTCCAGTGTCCCGAAAAGCACGAACAATTTGCAGTTCCATATCGAGCTCAAGCGCACCAGATAGACGATACGTGACTGATCAGTGTAATAGTGTGGTGGCGGGACCATTGCAAACGCGGCCGATTCTCATACAGGCGCAAGCAACGCTGATGGCAGCTTATAACAACTTGCAGTGAAGCGATCAACAAATTGCGCAATTTCAGGACCACACTTAAGGAACGCGATTGAGTATGGTGTGAGTACTCATCTTTGGGCCAGTTTTTTCACACATTCACGTAAATCATTTTAGGTTCGTTGGGTTCGTGTTAATTTACCCAAATATATCCCTCCCAAACGAAGATTTTGGAAGGAGGAACAAACGATGAAATCCGGATTTCGAATGAAGCACTTTTCAAGGGCGTGATCACTCGATTTTGGCTATGAACCATTGAAAAGTGCGTCGAAAATTCGGATTTCATCGTTTGTTCCTCCTTCCAAAATCTTCGTTTGGGGACTCAATGGGGAGCATAAAATGTGACTCGCAGTGTAGCGAGCATAAATTGCGCAATTTCAAGGCAAATTTCCCCAAATTGGAGTACTCACGTATGGTCTGTTTCATCGTTAAGTAGCGGGCCTTGAAATTGCGCAATTTATGCTCGCTAAGTGGAATATGAGCACTCATACCATACTCAGTCGCGTTCCTTAAGTGGGGCCTGAAATTTACCCCTCCCAAACGAAGATTTTGGAAGGTCGGACAAACATTTCAGAGTGCATTTTCGAAGCACTTTTCAAGGGTGTGAGTACTCGATTTGGGCGACACACCCTTGAAAAGTGCTTCGAAAATGCACTCTGAAATGTTTGTCCGACCTTCCAAAATCTTCGTTTGGGGAGCATAAAATTGCGCAATTTGTTGCTCGCCACTAGGATAACAACTTAAAACGCATTGAAATGAAATATAACATAAAGGGATGCTACGGAGTGGACACGACCGCGTCATTTACTCTTATGGATGTATGGTATTTTTTATTCAAAATAATGGCATCTACTGGCTCATGTCCAAACGAAAGGATTCGATCGCGCTCATCTGCCTGCTCAAAAACGCCTCCAAAATGAAGTACCACACGTTCTGGTTTTACACTTCCAAAATGACCCCGTTTGAAATCTTTCTGTTGCGCTACTACAGCACGAACGACCTGAGCCGTGAGTTGAGCATTCGCAAAAACGCCAACTATCTCCGGCGGATGCACGAAAACATCAACTACATGAAAGCGCAGTACGAACAGGTCAATTACAAGTTCTGCGGTATGAATGATACGTGGGAATTCCCGAAGGGGCGTAAACAGGACCGCGAGTCGTACCTAGACGCGGCCATGCGGGAGCTTCGCGAGGAGACGTCGATGCCCCTCGATGCGATTGGACGGCCGATTTGCGAGTTTAGCGACGAGTACGTGGGGTTGAACAACCTGATGTACGGCACTAAACTGTTTGTCATGGAGGCGATGTGCGAGTATCGTGCGCAAAATCAGTTTACGAACGTCATTAGGCTACCCTCCGTGTCCAATGAGGTGTCGTTCACTCGGTGGATTAGCGAGAACGACGTCTTCAACCATTCATGCAAGACCATTTACCGAAAAACGATCTTGTCTCTCGGCCTGTTCATTCGCTCCAAAATGAGATTGCGGTTTTCCAAAATCGAACGCTGCATCTCGCCCATTCATGAAAACCGTCACGAAACACTGCCCGAAACACTGCCCGAACGCCCGTTGGTCGAGCACCTACCATTGCATCATGCGAACATCGGCACGCACCTCGTTGCGTGAGGTTCATATGCACATTTGAATTGTAGTTAATGGCGAGACGCCACGGCCACGCTGGCTCCACACAAACACCGCTTGTGGTACTTGGGACGGCGTGGTGGGCGAATGAGTAGAGGCGGGACTCGGTCCCTCGATGCGAGACATCGTGGATGCGACTTGACCCATCTTATTGGGAGTTCCATTCGTTTTAAGCCGCATGTCGATGGATGTCGAGTTGACTCGAGCAGTGATTCACTGCCAGTGAAGCTGTGAACAAAGCGAGCAACTAGTTTCATACTCGCCAAACGAAAAGTCGGGAAGGAGGAACAAAGATGAAATGCTGATTTCGAATGAAGCACTTTCAAAGACGTGAGTACTCGATTTGGTTCTCATTTGGGAGACGAACCATTGAAAAGTGCTTCATTCGAAATCAGCATTTCTTCTTTTGTTCCGTCTTCCTGACTTGTTGCAAGCACCATATCGGGGAGAGTGCTTCGCATGGAATGATTCAAATGACATCCAGTCGCCGCTGATTCAAAAACATGCATGCCAGTCGCGTTCAAAAGCATGCGTGCCAGTCGTGTTGAGGGACGCACGGTTGGAGCCGTGAAGTTAAGGTGCAATATAGCGATGTGTCAGTCGAACTCACACGAGTCACATGATTAGCACGATGATGATAGCATGTCAATCTAACTCACACGAGTCACATGATTAGCACGATGCTACGAAGGGCGTGCGCATCAGTCGTGTTAAGGTTATGCTCCCCAAACGAAGATTTTGGAAGGATTGACAACAGAGGAAATCCGGATTTTCGATATACTTTTCAATGGTTCGTAGCCCAAATCGAGTACTCACGCCCTTGAAAAGTGCTTCCTTCGAAATCCGGATTTCCTCTTTTGTCAATCCTTCCAAAATCTTCGTTTGGGAGGGATAAAGGTCACATGATGAAAGCACGATGATGTGTCAGTCGAACTCACACGAGTCACATGATGATGATGATAGCACGATGATGTGTCAGTCGAACTCACACGAGTCACATGATGATGATAGCACGATGATGAAAGCACGATGATGTGTCAGTCGAACTCACACGAGTCACATGATGATAGCACGATGATGTGTCCGTCGAAATCCATGATGGAAACAACATTTCCGAGACTTACCCACGCCGGATTGGGCAAGCCCATTAACGAAGATAACATGCGGTTGAGCATGCATGACGCGTCGTTAAGTCCTGCCAATCCGGCGTGGGTAAGTCTCGGAAATGTTGTTTCCATCATGGATCGAAATCACACGATGATAGCGCGACTTCTGTCTGTCGAAATCTCAAGCGAGTCGCATGTGTGTTCGTAGAAGAACATGGAACCTGTCGTGTTAAAGGGCGTGCGAGTCGTGATATGCTGACCTGTTAGTGGACGTCCCATTATGATGGCGTGACGTCGCTTCGAAATCACAAGATGATTTCCAGGGCGTGCGAGTTGCGTATGCCAGCCGTGATGCATGTCAGTCGAAATCTACGTTTGGGCGCATGGCGCGTGTCATGTACTGCAACCATCGCCACCGCACGCGCGTTCCAGGCTAAACTTCCAGCATGCCTACCCAGAACAACTCAGCGACAAGCAGTGGCAGGATGTACACAAACGCCGTGAGGTTCATGTGAAAGGCCGCTACCGCGCATGCGCCACTCCATAAAACGGTCAGTAGCTGCACCGCCCTCACACGCCCCCTCGACGGTGGTTCCGTCGCCAGCATCCACAACCGAACAAAGGCGCCGGCGATGGCCAACACGGCGACGACTTTGCCGAAAAGGCACACCTTGTTCTCGTATTCGCCCGTGTCGTGCACGAACAGGCGCCCTAGTTGCTGCGTTGCGTGTTCGTATCGGGCTTGGCCCACAACATATCGGGTTTTGTAGACAAAGAACATGAAGAGCAAGTAGGCGGACTCGACGCACGTCGCTAGCACCATGAGCCCCGCATCCATCGCCCCCATCGGATGTTCTTTCTTACGACGTGACTTGCATCTCCTTATGGCATGTTGCCGGTTTCGAGGGGAGAATGGGCATCAGTCGAATAGACCACCACCATCCTATCCGACATCGCTACATCGCTACATCGCTACATCGCTACATCGCTACATCGCTACATCGTAATGCGCACTTTGGTCGACTTGCATGGATGAAAGGACCGTCGATGCCACTGCGTGATGCCGTGTTTGGCGATGCCGCTCATGTGCGCCTTGGTTCCGTATCCCTTGTTACTCCGGATGTCGTACCACTCGTCCAACGTCGGGTGCTGGTCGCACAGCGACGTTATATACGCATCGCGCGCGACTTTGGCGAGGATGGACGCCGCCGCGATGCTCATAAACTTTTGGTCGCCGTCGACGACGGTGGTGACGCGGTGCGAGCTCGCCGGGTAGTAAGGTCCGTCCACGAGGATGTGGTCGGGTGCGATCGCCACGTCCGCGATGGCGCGCGCCATCGCGCGGTAGGTCGCATTGTGGATGTTGGCCTCGTCAATTTCGTCCACTTCGGCAAAGGCGACGCTCGTCGTCAGTGCGTGCTGGTTGATGAACGCGAGCGCACGCTCGGTCGCCTTTTTGCTCTTGCAGACGACTTTGCTGTCCTGAATGCACTCGGCGCCGGGTAAGGATGCGACATCGTCCAGGAACACCACACAGCCGGCATACACCCGGCCGAACAATGGCCCACGCCCCGATTCGTCGACGCCGGCCTCGATGACACTGTCGTCCATGCACGACGAGAGGACCTGGCGTACTGCTCTCATCGTCTGTGGTGCGTTTCTCGTCGCGTTCGTCGCTTTTGAATCAGTTCCTCTTCTATCAGAACAGTCGATGGCGACAACGGACATGATGTGGACATTTCATTTGTCCTTTTTCATCATCCCCGAAAACCGACACAGCGCCTCGCATGCTACTATCTTTTGTTTATGCTCCCCAAACGAAGAGTTTGGAAGGAGGAACAGGACATGAAATGATAATTTTCGAAGCACTTTTCACGAGACACACATTCGGAAAGGTTGGTTCGGAGTCAACTTCGGACTTCCAAAATCTTCGTTTAGGGAGCATGCATTTCATCTCTTGTTCCTCCTTCCAAAATCTTCGTTTGGGGGAGCATAAAGTTGTTACAAAAGAACGTAGCATCCCAGAAAAAACCCAACACATCGCATGCTGCTAAATTCGTTTTGCGTTGGTCTTCAGGGCTACATGCAACTACTGAATGTGCGATGCTTGACATGAATGGCAATGTTTCCACCAGGCTCGTTTCAAAATATACATCGCACTTTTTGTAGTTGCATGTTGCACTGTTGGTCTTACATAGCATCCCAGAAAACCCCAACACATCGCATCGTGTGATGCGATGTGTTGGGGTTTTCTGGGATTATAGCTGGGATGAAACAACTTTATGCTCCCCAAACGAAGATTTTGGAAGGATGAACAAAAGACGAATTGCGGATTTTCGAAGCACTTTTCAAGGGCGTGAGTACTCAATTTGGGCCAAGTCCGCATTTCGTCTTTTGTTCATCCTTCCAAAATCTTCGTTTGGGAGGGATAAACCTTGCAAGATGATACAAAAAGATAGTGGCATGCGATGCGATGTGCTGGGTGTGTTGGGTTTTCGGGGATGCTATGATCTGTTGTAACAACTTTGCAAGATGATTACAAAAAGATAGTGGCATGCGATGCGATACGCTGGGTTTTCTGGGATGCTATGTTCTTTTGTAACAACTGATGAAATCCGGGTTTTCAAGGGCGTGAGTACTCGATTTGGGATACGAACCATTGAAAAGTCAGTCGAAATCTAGATTTACTCTTTTGTCAATCCGTCCAGAATCTTCTTTTGGGGAGCCGGAACTTTGCAAGATGCCTCGAGAAAACCTACTTCGAAATGTAGTGAAAAAAGTAGATACGCAAAGATAACGACCTAAGCAACTATTTAGGTAGAAATGACACCAAATGATCCTTTTCGTGCCTAGTTTGGTATCTATTTGTGAATTTTAAGACCCAAATGGATGCGTCGGTCGTTATCTTTGCGTTATCTACTTTTCAAGACCCTTCATATTCCAAAAATGCGTGTTTTCTCTCCGAGGGTTGAAAGTGCGACTTGTTTGTTCGCCACAATGGTGGAGAACACAAACTGCGCGATTCGTATGAGCATCTTATAATCGGGGATTTCGGGTTCTGGTTAGCCACGTGGATGAACATCTTTAAATCGGGGATTTCGGGGTCTGGCGATTATGCGACCAATTGATTAACATAGTTGATTAACATATGCTGCAAACATTTGAGTGTTAAAGTTTTGATCATTAAATGCATATGCAGCATGCACACGCAATAGGCTTATTGTATCCCATTGCTCTACAGGTATGTAGTTCTTGTTATCACCCTTGTACTTCGATGGCCCTAAAAATATTTTAGTCAATGTGTCAGATGATGGTTGACAGAATTTTGTGATAAACTCATATGGATCATCGTGGTCATTTAATAACTCGCTGAATGACAATGTAGCGTAGATTCTATTGTCCGGGTTTTCGACGAACTTACGTAATCGGATTAATCTTCTTGTAAACGTATCCAATGTTCTTACATTATCAGATTCATGAATACAATGAATTTCTATATCTCCTAAAAAAATTACAGGGTACGGTCGTATAATCGCTGGGTGTGTATTCCACTTCTCTAAAGGTGGTCCAAGCGAGGGGGTTTCTCTGATAATGACACGTAGATTATCGATTAGTTTTAAGTAGGAAGTATCATTCGGTATTAAAGTTCCAATAAACGGGCTGTTATATTCATGTGCAGGCAACATGAGTTTATGTAGCGAAGCACCGACGCATGTATTTGACAGAAAAAGCATTTAGAACCTACTTTATTATCATTTTTCTAAATCAGTGACTGAAATTTATTTTAGGACGCTTTTGGCGTTCTTGCGGGGGGATTGATAGTTCGTGCGTGACACCCGCCGCGGATTGCGGTGTAGGCGTGCACTGTCTCGCCGGATCAAACTTGCCCATTTCGGTGATCAGCCGCGTGATGGGTGAAGGGATATATATCGCTTTTTACTGATCCGACAGTGTGGGCCATGCGTGGGTGCAACCGGGCGTGGTGTCCATTACCCGGGGCTCACGGAACGTCCGGCAGGATTTTTCTGCTTGTGCAACGTTGATTCAAGAGTCTCACAGCTTAAATATCTACAGCTGTGCATGAGGAACTTTCTCGAATGTCTGACGTCATCAGGAATCTTCCTCATTGGTACTATTGCCAGTACTAACAGCAGGGACCAGCCGAGTGCTCAAGTGCAGTGAAAGTGAAAGTGGTCCGACAATTTATTCTCCCCGTTGACCATGTGGCGAACACAAATTGTGCGATTTCAAGACCCGAACCACGAACTGTGGTTGAAGTGTTTGGGAAATTTATGCTCCCCAAACGAAGATTTGGGAAGGATTGACAAAAGATGAAATCCGGATTTTCGACTGACTTTTCAATGGTTCGTAGCCCAAATCGAGTACTCACGCCCTTGAAAAGTGCTTCGAAAATCTGGATTTCATCTTTGTTCCTCGTTCCAAAATCTTCGTTTGGGAGGGATAAAATTCGTGAAAAGGCAGGCAGAGCACGGAATCCCCGATTTTTGATGCATCTTTTCGGTCAGAAAAAACGGGGTTTCGTGCCCGCATGAACGAAATAAAATCGGTGATTCCGTGCTCTGAAGGCAGGTTTGTCCAAAACGGGGGTGAGTTGCCGACGGCTGGTTAGTACTCAAATCCAGTGTTGCGACCAAAATTGCGCGATTTCAGCCCCCCTACTTGAGAAGTGTGAATTGGCATACGTGAGTACTCAACCCCGGGTAAATATACACATCTCATTTAAATAATTTTCAAAGTTGACTGATTCCTGAAAAATGATTGACATAATCAGTCCAACGGGCGCTTGCAAATAATGTTTCTGTTGAACTCACAGGATGATGATATCATGCCGATGTGTCATTAGAACTCATACAGTGATGCTGTCATTATGAGTTTTCCGTGTTAAAGGCGTGCGTGCGAGCCGTGATCAGTGTAGCGAGCAAAAATTGCGCAATTTCAGAACCCCTACTTAACGAAGCAACTTAGCATACGCGAGTACTCAAATTTGTGCAAATTAGTACAGTTTCTTTAAATCATTTTCAATCCGGTGAATGTAATGGCCCAAATTTGAGTACTCGCGTATGCTAAGTTGCTTCGTTAAGTAGGGGTTCTGAAATTGCGCAATTTTTGCTCGCTACACTGGCCGTGATACATGCCGATGTGTCATTCGAACTCAAACGAGTCATATACGATGATGATAGCATGTGTGTCTGTCGAACTCATAAGATGATGATGATACAACGATGATGTGTCTGTCGAACTCACACGATGAGCAGAGCATGCGTCTATTGCAATATCAAGATAGTAGCATGATAGTTGTGCTCGTAGAAGGACGTCGCATCCGTCGTGTGACTCGTGTTAAATGGGCAAGCGTGCGTGCTGTGATGCACGCCGATGTGTCATTCGAACTCACACGAGTCATACGATGATGATAGCATGCCGATGTGTCATTCGAACTCACACGAGTCATACGATGATGATAGCATGATAATGTTTCTGTTGAACTCACAAGATGATGATACAACGATGATGATGTGTCTGTTGCAGCCGTCGGCAACTCATCCCCCTTTTTGACAAACCTGCCTTTTCACGATTTTCCCAATTATTTCAACCACGAATCGTGGTTCACCTTTTTGGGAAAATCGTGAAAAGGCAGGTTTGTCAAAAAGGGGATGAGTTGCCGACGGCTGGTCTGTTGAAATCACACGATGATGATAGCATGACGATGCGTCTATGGCAATATCAAGATAGTAGCATGAGGATTGTGCTCGTAGAAGGACGTCGCATCCGTCGTGTTAAGGGGCGTGTGTGCGAGTCGTGTTAAAGGGCGTGTGTGCGTGCCCGTGAAGAGCCACTATGGTGCGTGCGTGCCCGTGAAGCGCCACTATGGTGCGTGCGTGCCCGTGAAGCGCCACTATGGTACGTGCGTGCCCGTGAAGCGCCACTAGGGTGCGTGCGTGCGAGCCTTGATACATGGCGTCGCCCAGCCCGCGCCCATCACCGACGGCAACATCAAGTCGGCCGTGAGGGACTGGACGACGAGCCCCACGACCGCCACGACGGCGTACGGCGACATCGCCGGCTGGAACGTGGCCGCGGTCACCTGCATGGGCTCGATGTTCCGTCAGGCGGCTGCCTTCAACCAGAACCTCGCGAGCTGGAACATAGCGTCGGTCAGCAGCATGGACGAGATGTTCTATCAGGCGGCAGCCTTCAACCAGAACATCGCGAGCTGGAACACGGCGAAGGTCAGCAGCATGGGCTGGATGTTCTATAAGGCGAAAACCTTCAACCAGGACATCGGAGGCTGGAACACGGCGTCGGTCAGCAGCATGTACTCGATGTTCCGTGAGGCGGCTGTCTTCAACTTGAGTATCGCAATCTGGAACACGGCGTCGGTCAGCAGCATGGGCTACATGTTCAATTCGGCGAGGGCGTTCAACCAGAACATCGTGAGCTGGAACACAGCGTCGGCCAGCAGCATGGGCTCGATGTTCAATGGGGCGGCTGCGTTCAACCAGAACATCGGAGGCTGGAACGTGGCGTCGGTCAGCGGCATGGGCTGGATGTTCAATCAGGCGGCTGCGTTCAACCAGAACCTCGGAGGCTGGAACACGGCGAAGGTTAGCAGCATGGGCTCGATGTTCTATTCGGCGGCTGTGTTCAACCAGAACCTCGCGACCTGGAACGTCCTGTCTGTGATGTCGGCTTCTGGTACGCCTCGTGTCACCTGTCGCTCCTGCGCCCACATTCCGCCGAGTCTGCGACTAGTCGCGTCTCAGCCAGCTCCGTGTCGCCGGCAGTATGTCTTTGGCCGCGCCGCATCCGACGTTCGCATCCGCCATGTGCCGTCGACCGAATTGTCGCTCGGGTGGCAGGCATCTTCACTGAGCCCGTCGGCCTGAGCGGGTGCAACAAGCGGGCCATGTACCGCGCCTGGGGCACGATGATCCAGGCAGGACCTTTCGAGGTGGAACGTCGCACGTGTAACCGACATGTCGCACATGTTTCGTGATGCCCATGCGTTTCAGTCCGACCTTTCGAGGTGGAACGTCGCACGTGTAACGGACATGTCGCACATGTTCGAAAACGCCTCATCGTTCAACTCGGACCTTTCGAGGTGGGATACGCGCAACGTTACGACCACGGCGAGCATGTTTGCTGGTAGGGAAGAAGACGAATTTTTGGTGGACGAATATGCAACCTCTTTCAACTCGGACCTTTCGAGGTGGAACGTCGCACGTGTAACCGACATGTCGTACATGTTTCGTAATGCCCGTGCGTTTCAGTCCGACCTTTCGGAGTGGGACACGCGCAACGTGACAGACATGCGAGAGATGTTTCGCTATGCAACTGCCTTCAACCAGCCACTCCCGTGGAACACGAGCAACGTGACAGACATGCATTTGATGTTTGGCGATGCAACTGCCCTCAACCAGCCACTCCGGTGGAACACGTGCAACGTGACAGACATGCATTCGATGTTTTATGCAACAGATGCCTTCAACCAGCCACTGCCGTGGAACACGAGCAACGTTACAGACATGTCGAACATGTTTTGTGGAGCACTTTCCTTCAACCAGCCACTCCCGTGGAACACGAGAAACGTGACATACATGCATTCGATGTTTGAAATGACATCTGCCTTCAACCAGCCACTCCCGTGGAACACGAGCAACGTGACAAACATGGAAAGGATGTTTTCCTTTGCACAATCCTTCAACCAGCCACTCCCGTGGAACACGAGCAACGTGGTGAACATGCAATGGATGTTTGACACAGCAACTGCCTTCAACCAGCCGCTCAAGTGGGACACGCGCCAGGTCGAGTACATGGAAGATATGTTTCTCGGTGCCCCCTTGATGCTCTTACGGTATCCGGATGGTAAACCACCCATGCACATGCACATCGACCAATGGGAGCAAGTGCGAAAGCAAGTCATGCATGGTAGACGGCGGGGTGGACGGCGTTGGCATTGGCAGGAGCCGTGTGAGGTCGACCAAAACGTCCCACTGGAGGTGCTACGCGGCTGGGCGGACGAGTTCGGCATTCTACTGCACCATCCCGACACACAGCGTCCGAAAACCAAGCGCGAACTGTGCGCCGACCTCTCCCGGTGGTGGGACGCGCAACGGGAGGAGCAACGCGCGGTGAGCCCAACGTGCCACAATCCAACCGGCATACTGGGGGAAAATGTGGATGACATTCCGCCAGAGTTCTTTTACCATTATACCCACGACGACGATGGCCCTGTCTACTGCGACGACATCCGGTCGCTACACAAGCACGCGAACAGCTCCCGTTCACCCCAAAACCCGTGAAGCGAGCATTAAATTGCGCAATTTCAGGCCCCCACTTAAGGAACACAGTTGAGTATGGTGTGAGTACTCACATTTGGGCCAATTTCTACACGAAATCAACAAACCTAGCATGATATATGCACATGCGTGAAACATTGGCCCAAATGTGAGTACTCACATCATACTCAACTGTGTTCCTTAAGTGGGGGCCTGAAATTGCGCAATTTAATGCTCGCCACTAGGCCCAAAACCCATACAATCGACAGCCTTACAGCACTGCGCTCGTCGAGGACATCCGCGCGTCGTACAAGCGGCTAAACAGGCGAGCGGTGCACCTGGACGATTTCGACGGTCCGGTGCACGCGTGGCTGTCGTTCGAGCAACGCTTCTCGCAGAAACTCGCCGACATGATGGTCCGACTGATCCACCCGGTTGATTCGGAACGACTGCGAGAGGCGTCGGCGGGCGTCTGGGCGGGCTTTTTGAACGCGCTGGTGGGCGAAGGGGTGCTGTCCGATAACCAACGCGACCAAGTCAACGCCCAACGCGACCTCGACCAGCAAAAGTACTTTGTGGTCGAGTTGCTGGTCCACAAAATCGATAACGACCCACATTACGTCGATACACCACAAGGCAGACTCTCGGAAATCGCCGTCTCGGTGTCGAATGTCGTCAATCGCATCTTTGGGGTAGTGTAACTCTACCCATCCCAAACGAAGATTTTGGAAGGTTACCCAAGTGCGTTTCTTTAGAGTATCACTTCGCTACATTGTGGCGGTCCACAGGCGGATGTAGGCGGTGGTGGTGCGTTGCATGACCAAGATGCGCACTCGATGCGCACTCGATGCGATGGGTCCGGTGCGTGTGCGCGCATAAGACAAAGACAATAATCCGCATGTATTGTTGAGCCGGTGTGAGCGACGCTTCGTGCGTGGCTGATGCAACGTACGCGTCGTGTTTCGTCGCTTTCGCCCAAATCGAGTACTCACGCACGGTGACGCACCTGAAAAGTGCTTCGAAACCACGTTCCGAAAGATTTGGAAGCCATACATATGTCACCATGACTGTGTGCATGTAAAAGACACAAACACGATGAGATGACAATATCAATGTAACGAGCAAAGAACTGCGCCATTTCGCACCCACGACTACGGACGGAACGGGGCGAGAGTACTCAACGCGGTGGTCGGTCACAAATCGCACCATTCTTTGTTCGCAGCACGGATAGGGCGTCATGGTGGTGGTGGAAACGCCTCGGCGCTCCATCGCCGACGCGGGGTCCTTTCCAGTCGACGCATGTTGTCTTCGTAGTGTATGCACCGTACGAGCCCGTTATCACGCACGGTAAAAAGCACCGGCCGTGGAATCGGTATGTGGATTCCAGGGTTGGCCAACTTAAGCGCCAGTTCGTACGGGATGGTATCGGGGGCCTCTTCGGGGAGAATGCGCTCCAGTTTGGTGGACTGCTCCGTTCCGTCGGGCACGACCGTGTGAATAAATGCCTCTGTGGCAGTCGTCCCATCATTGCAGTTTGCATTCACGAGCGCGTTGCCGGTCGCCACCGCACTTTGATAGTAGTCTTCGATCGTCACGATTTCGTACTCGTCGGCGCAGCGCGTGTATACGACGTACAGCATCGGCTCCGTCGTGCGCTTGCCTACGGCAGTGCCATGTCGTCGGGGAAGGTCGGCCCTCGGCGAACGATGTGTATCGTTCGTCGACCGGGTCGTCATGTTTTATGTTCCTTTTTTAGCGTCGTCAATGCACATTCACTGTGGCGAGCCAAAAGGCGCACTTTCACTGGTCGACTGTTTTATCCCTCCCAAACGAAGATTTTGGAAGGATGAACAAAAGAGGAACTCCGGATTTTCGAATCCCTTTTCAAGGGCGTGAGTACCCATGTGGGAAACAACATTTCCGCGAAATACCCACGCCGGATTTTGTAAGGACTTTACGACAATAGCCTCCTCTAGATAGATAGCATGCTGGAGTCGTACATTTACTTACAAAATCCGGCGTGGGTATTTCGCGGAAATGTTGTTTCCCACATGGGTGAGTACTCGATTTGGGCTACTGACCATTGAAAAATGCTTCGAAAATCTGCATTTCATCTTTTGTCAAACCTTCCAAAATCGTCGTTTGGGGAGCATACTGTTGCATGAAAACGTAGATGAGGACCATCGGTCGTCAGGCAAGTGTTTTTCCACTTGGCAGAGAATATGCACAGGAACGCATCGGAACACATGCATCGGTTTGTAAAACGGGCGAGATTCTCGCATATGTTTGAGCGTTCCGGTGAATCTGCTCTGATGCTATGATATTTGTACAAACAAGATCGAACGTCTCAACCCGGTTTACAAACCGATGCATCTGGTCCGATGCGGTCATGTGCATATGCTCTGATGCCGTCTGTGATCTTTGTACAAACAAGAACGATCGAACGTCTCAACCCGGTTTACAAACCGATGCATGTGCTCTGATGCTGTGACCTTTGTACAAACAAGATCGCTCCCACATCCGAACTCACATCATGATGCTGCATTCATTCCGATGTGTCTGTCGACATGACAAGATGATGATAACATGCAGATGCATCTGTCGAACTCACAGTTGTGCGGTCATCAAAGCCATCCCGTATTAAAGATAAAGGGCGTGCGTTAGTCGCCATCTCATTGTGATATCATGACGATGTAACGTCGACATCTCATTGTGAATCTGTGATACTACAGTGATAGCATGATGATGATAGCATGACGATGTTTCTGCATTTTCTGTATAATCGGTGTAGACATGACAATATGATAGCATGAAGATGTGTCTCCTTCGAGGATGAAAAACAAAAGCAATGCCACGATATCATTGCTTTTGTTCTCGACGCGCCACGTGTTCTCATTGCCAGCGATTCGGTGTGTCTTTTCATGGCCACTAGTGTTCAATGGGTCGAAGAAAGGCGCGTCCTGTGGTGGGTGGGATATGGTGGACGGGAGCAGAGGATGTGCGATGCAGTCGGGTGCTAGTCGACCTCCTCCACATGCGGTTGCGATGGCCCCGCGTTCGGGGCGCTGGACGGGTCGGAACCTGCGTACAGCGCGCTCGCCAACGCCTGCGCCTCTTTCAACTTGTCGTCGTACTCGTCGACCGTCGCGTGCTGATTGGCGTCGAGCCAATGCGAGAGCGCCTCCAACTTGGCTTTCGCGTCCTTGTAGGTGGTCGTGAGCGCGTCGCCCTCCGATGCGCCCTTGAGCTTCTCCTCGTAGGCGCTCTTGGTGCTGTAGATGGACTGCTCGAGTTGGTTCTTGCGCTCCACTAGCGTGCGGACCTGCTCGTCGTCGTGCTTGTACTTTTCGGCGTCGTTCACCATTTTCTGGATGTCCTCCTTGGAGAGGCGACTGCCGTCGTTGCTGATGGTGATCTTGCTCGTCTTGCCCGTGCCCTTCTCCAAAGCGCTCACGTTCATGATGCCGTTGGCGTCGATGTCAAAGGTCACCTCGATCTGCGGCGTACCGCGCGGCGCGGGCGGAATCCCGCTCAACTCAAACTTCCCGAGCTGGTGGTTGTCTCGCGTCAACGCGCGCTCGCCCTCAAACACCTGGATGCTCACCCCGGGTTGGTTGTCGGCATACGTCGAGAACGTCTGCGTCTTCTTGGTGGGGATCGTCGTGTTGCGCTCGATCAGTTTGGTCATGACGCCCCCCGCGGTCTCGATGCCAAGCGACAGGGGCGCGACGTCGAGGAGCAGCAGCGAGTCGATTTCCTTGTCCTTCTGCCCGCCCAGGATCGCGCCTTGCACGGCCGCCCCGTACGCGACCGCCTCGTCGGGGTTGATGCTCCGGTTCAGCTCCCGCCCGCCAAAGTACTTGGAGAGCAGGTCCTGCACTTTCGGAATACGCGACGAGCCGCCGACGAGCACGATCTGGTCGACTTTCCCCTTGTCCACGTGCGCGTCGCGCAGCACCGACTCGACCGGCTCCATGCACTGCTGGAAGAGGTCCTGGTTGAGCTCCTCGAAGCGTGCGCGCGTGATGGTCGTGGCAAAGTCCTGCCCCTCGAACAGCGAGTCGATCTCGATCGACGCCTGCGCGGACGACGAGAGCGTGCGCTTGGCCTTTTCGCACGCCGTGCGCAAGCGGCGCAGCGCGCGCGGATTCGACGAAATGTCCTTCTTGTACTTGCGCTTGAACTCCTGCGCGAAGTGATGCACGAGTCGGGAGTCAAAGTCCTCGCCGCCGAGGTGCGTGTTCCCGGACGTCGCCTTGACCTCGAAGATGCCGTCGTCGATCGTCAGCAGCGAGACGTCGAACGTGCCCCCCCCCAGGTCGAAGATGAGCACCGTCTGCTCCTTCGACTTGACGTTGTCCAGCCCGTACGCGATCGCGGCGGCGGTGGGCTCGTTGATGATGCGCAGCACGTCGAGGCCGGCGATCACCCCCGCGTCCTTGGTCGCCTGGCGCTGCGCGTCGTTAAAGTACGCCGGGACCGTGATCACGGCCTTGGTAACGGGGGTGTTCAGGTACGCCTCGGATATCTCCTTCATCTTGATCAGCACCATCGACGAGATCTCCTCCGGGCGGAACGTTTTCACCTCGCCCTTGTACGCGACCTGGATGAACGGCTTCCCGCCGTCCTGCTCCACCACCTTGAAGGGCCAGTGCTTCATGTCGTCCTGGATGCACTTGTCGATGTACTTGCGTCCAATCAGACGCTTGGCGTCGAAGACCGTGTTCTCCGGGTTCATGGCCGTCTGATTCTTGGCGGCATCGCCGATGAGACGCTCCGTGTCGGTGAATGCGACGTACGACGGCGTCGTCCGATTGCCTTGGTCGTTTGCGATGATTTCCACTCGCCCGTTTTGCCAAATTCCAACACACGAGTAGGTCGTCCCGAGATCGATTCCGATTACGCTCATTTTCACTGCTCTATGAGGTCGCATCTTTTAAATCATTTTCATCTTGTAACTAACGTTCGGCGAAGTGAAAGCGGTTCCATCCGCACGAAAGCGGTTCCATCCGCACGAAAGTGGTTCCATCCGCCCGATGCACCGCACGTCGCCCCCTACGCGCGACGTTGCGCTGCGTCGCACGCGAATAAATCAAGTGTAAATGAACGTGATTTTTCTATTGCATACGGCCCTCGTGTTGTTCGTCATCGGCGTGCCGCTCGTGTCCAACGACACGCATCTCCTGACCTTGCACATCATCGTGGGCGTGTCGCTGCTCGTCCACTGGGCGACCAATAACCACATGTGCTTTCTGACGTACCTGGAGCACGTTATATTCAAAACGCCCATGCACGAGACGTTCATGGGCCGTCTGATCGGCGGCGTCTACCGCGTCTCGGACGAGTGCGTGTACATGTCCACGATCGTGCTTGTGCTGATTTCGGTGTTGAAATGGTCGGCCCAATTGCAATCGCACTCCGTTGCAGAGTTGCTGTACGGAAATAAATTTGCCGAATAAAACGAATGTAAATGAGAGCAGCGCCACCATTTTTGATCATCACGACGACAAAGGAAGTAGGCCAAATCACGGAATCCCAGGTAGTTGAGTGCCTGGACTACTACTACTACGAGGATACATCCGGCGGTGCATACGTCCGATCACTTTTCGGTGACAATATACTCGGACCGGACCAATTCGACTCGGAAAGTTTTAGAACCCTTCCAAACGTCATCGCAAGACTATTAGACGAACCGGTTGGGTTGAACGACGCATATTCGATCAGTCTGCCAGGTGGTGATACCCCTCGCAAGATTTTCGACCAAAAGACTGGAAACAAAAACTACATAACCATACCACCGGAAACGGAAGATCACGATAAGAAACTCGCATGCTTGATCTTTGTCTTTATTTTATTCAGCATCGTCGGAACCAAGGACACAGAGGATAAATACACGAGTTTCGATTTTTCTGCCAATATTGCCCTTAGAACTGACCCTCCTCCTCCCCCTCTGAATAGTTACACATCAGACGTGACGACTACCAATCCAGAAACCGGCGAAACCACAACGGTTCCTAACCTCTACAATAACCAAGGCTTCATAGACGTAACTATGCCCGAGCTAAAGAAAATGGCAACCGCCTTTTACCCGGCACAACCGAATGATACACGCCACTCTCTGTATATTTTCAAGCATACCAAGACCTTGAACGAGGTGGGACCGTTTGTGTCCACGGTTCCTGATACTCGGGCCCTTTTTTGTATCGATTTGACTAAAGTCAATCAAGATATACTCTCAAACACCACCAACTTACGGGTGAATGATGCTAATACTACCGTCGAATCGATGCTTGGGTACCAAAAAAATGGGGACGCCGGATACCTCATGGCAGTTATTACGAATAAGAATGTGCAGGAAACGACGGTCGAGCAGCCACCAACAGTGTAGTGGATGGCCAGCCACGCATGATTCGACCGTTCTAGGACACGCCACAGTTATGCTCCCAAACGAAGAGTTTGGAAGGAGGAACAAAAGAGGAAATGCGGATTTCGAAGGAAGCACTTTTCAATGGATCATCGCCCAAATTGAGTACTCACGCCCTTGAAAAGTGCTTCCTTCGAAATCCGCATTTCCTCTTTTGTTCCATGTGGGAAACAACATTTCCGCTCCATAGCCACGCCGGATTGGGTAGGCCATTTTACGAACCGAACATACGTCCGAGTATGATTGAATCTCCGTAAAGTCCCTACCCAATCCGGCGTGGCTATGGAGCGGAAATGTTGTTTCCCACATGGCTTTTGTTCCTCCTTCCAAAATCTAACGAAGATTCGGGAAGGTCGAACAAACCGGTATGGCGAACAAAAAATTGCGCAATTTTTTGTTCGCTACATGGGAACAAACCGTTCCGAATGCGTCTTCGAAGCACTTTTCAAAGGGGTGCGAGTACTCGATTTGGGATACGAATCGTTGAAAAGTGCTTCGAAAACGCATTCGGAACGTCAGCCTTCCCAAATCTTCGTTTGGGGAGCATGAAGTTGCATCTTTTTGGTCATCCTTCCTCGTATCACCCTGTGATTTAGAACCTCCACACGATGAATGCGCGTCACCCGGGTTTCATATGCGTCTCGTTGGGTACGCGCTTTTCGAGTGCATGCTCCCCTGATTCCCCCCTCAAAAGAGGATTTTGTCGAATGGACAACAAGATACAATGCGGATTTGATGCTCCCCAAACGAAGATGCTGGAAGGCCGAACCAGCGTTTCAGACCGCGTTTTCGAAGCACTTTTTAAGGGTGTGAGTACCAGTTGATATACGAAACGTTTTTAAGGGCGTGAGTACTCAATCTGGGCCACTAACGATTGGAAAGTCAATTCTATCCATCCCAAACGAAGATTTTGGAAGGAGGAACAAAAGAGGAAATGCGGATTTCGAAGGAAGCACTTTTCAAGGGCGTGAGTACTCGATTTGGGCTACGAAGCATTGAAAAGTCAGTCGAAAATCATGATTTCATCTTTTGTTCCTCCTTCCAAAATCCCGTGAAGCGATCAACAAATTGCGCAATTTCAGGCCCCCACTTAAGGAACGCTGGTGAGTATGGTGTGAGTACTCACATTTGGGCCAATTTCTACACTAAACTAAACAAACCTAGCATGATATGTGTGCCGTCTTTTGTTCATCCTTCCAAAATCGTCGTTTTGTGAATCATTGGGCGCAGAGTCACTGAAGAGTCACTGCATACTATGATACAGTTCATCTTTTGTTCATCCTTTCAAATGAGGCGCATAAAGTGCAAACAACCGAGTTGGCACCAAACTGACATCAGCAAACATGTCACTGCCCCACATGTCCGACGAGTTCAACGTGTCCATAGAGGGCCAAATTATGGCCAAATGCATCGGCTTAAACGCATTCGACTGACAATAAAATGCGCGTTTGCGTCGCATTGATTATCACACACGTGGATTACGAAGCCAACGCGCGGGTCTTGCAAACGTTTCGTCGAACCGACGGGGTGAGTGTATCTGTCGTCCCGGTCGATACCGGGCTGTCACGCGACGCGTTGCACGCCCTCATGCGCGACAGCATGGCGACGCACGTGCTCCTCATCGGGAGCGTCGACGAGATTGCCTCGTGCGAGGGATACTCCATCGCCGACGACTCGCTGACGACTCGTCCTTCCGTAGGCCGGATTGGCCCGGTGTCATCGGAACGGGCGCTCGATGCGCGGCGTGCGTGCGTCCAGCGCCAAATCGACAAGATCATCGCACACGACCGGGCGATGCGAGTCGGCGGTCAGGACCGCACTCGATGCGTGGGCGTGGCGGCCGACGAAAGCCGGTGCAACGTCCCGCTCCTGACCGGATGTGCGGTCATGGCGCACGCCATGTCGGTGTTGGAGACCTTGGAGCCACGCTCCGATTTGTTCCTCTCCGACGGCACGCGCACGTGGTCGTTCGACGACGCGACCGAGACGCCGCTCGACCATTCGCCGTTGCCATCGTCGGACTACGTCTTCATCGTCGGCCAGGCCGATACAGCCGACCGAATCAGCGTGGCCACACCCAGCGGTGCCACGCCCGTGGTCACGACGACCACCCAGTGGGAGGACGCCCGCCACCCGATCGTCTTTGCGTTTGTGTCCGGGCGGGCCATTTCGTCGTTCGCCGAGTCGGTCGTGGCGCGCGTCGACGGGCCGTGTGCGTTGTGCGTGTTCGAGGCGACGAGCGCCACCGACCACATTCAGGTGGTATTCACGATGTGGGGCATCTTGCTCTCGTTGCGCGACGCGGAGGATGCGCGACTGGGGGATGTCGTCCACAGCGCGCTCACACGAACCAAGCGGATGATGGACATCGACTGCATGCGCTGGTCGATCCGAGGGGACCCGTGTACGCGGATGGTACGCTCGCCGAAAGGCTCGTTCGACGCCGTCCCACCCGGAACCGCATGGGGTTTGGTTGACATCAACGGGCGACCATCGGGCGTGTGCCCACTCGAATGCGTCGTGCATTTCACGACGCCGCATTCGTGGGTGCTTTCATTCCACGGTGAACGGATACAAGCCCAATACGACACCGAGGCAGGAATTCTCGTCGCCGACGCCGAGACCGACGCCGAGACCGACGCCGAGACAGCGAGCCTGGTCGTAGACGCCCCATCGTTGTCGCTCGACATGGACCCGTCTTCGGGTTGCACGTTGCGCAAGTCCGCCTTGCTTCGCTGTCTGCGTGGTGCGACGAGTCTCTGCGTTCTGTCACACACTGCGTCGCCCGGGCCCGAGATGCACATCCAAACTACCACAGGCGATCTCATGCGGTGGGCTCGACTGCACACTGGAAACATCGATGGCGCGTCGGGTTGCATCCTCCGCGTGGATTCCGAACCGTTCCGATTGACGAATGTCGCGTGTGAGTGGTACGTCCTAAACTCCTCGCGCATGGTCAGCTGGGTCCACACTGACGAGGTGCGAAACGACAGTGGCGTCGTTACAGCGCGCGCACTGGCCTACAGCATCGTCGGATGCAAGGCGACGTTTGACACGGTCGAACGGTACGTCAGCGCGGCGAGCTACGAATGGTTCCGAACCACATTGTCCTTCATCTTGCGGGCCACCCAACGCACCACCACACAACGCACCACCACCCAACGTGCAACCACCCAACGTGCCACCGCGAGCGCATACGCCGATTTGGAAGAGTCTGTGCGCCAGTCCATCGCGACGCGCGCGGGTGTGCTCGCGTCGAACGTGACGGTGTCTGTGTTCCCGTTTCGGACCGCCAACTCGACCGAGACGTCGCTGAGCGTCGCAGCATCGTGGGTGTGCTTGGCGACTCGGGTGAAACTGGCAGCGACGTTGCTACAGGACCTCGCGAGTAATCCGCAGGCGTTCGGGCTGCCAGCGTCGATGACCGTCTCGGACATCGCAGTGTCATCGGCGCATGTCGATACGACGCTCGTCGATGCACCCACCGTCGATTCGACGAGCGTCGATGCGAGCGGCATCGTACGCCAAGGAAGCAGTGCCCTGCACACCATCCTCAACTTGCAACTGAAGGCCAACTTTCCCGTCGCGACCCTGTTTCCGGACTTTGTTGCGATGCAAGCCTGGCTATCCGACACGGCCTCGACGCTCGCCACCGGCGCCCGTGTGGACAAAAGTCGGTTGCAACTGGGCGTCCTCTTCACGTCGAATCCGTACATTTTCGTGTTGCACATCGTCGTGGTGAACGATGCCACGTTGGCGCTTTCGTTGCCCATTTTGCAGCAAGTCCTCTCCAAAACCGCCCTGACGCTGCCGATGAATGCGAAATACGAGACGTACGAGGTCGTGATACAGCAGGGTCGCACCACTGCGCAAACGCAGCCGACCTTGTCCGACGCGACGCAGTACACCTTTACCGCACCGCCCGACGTCATCTACTCCACCTACGACCTGCTCGCCCGGTTTCAATCGTGGGTCGATTCCCTCGCGCCAAGCATGAACGTCCGTCCGGACAACGTCGACTTGCAGGTGACGATATCGTTCGATTTGGGGCAGATTCGCGTGCGAATCGGCGCGCGAACCGCCCCAGGGGGGGATGGGCCGGTCAACACGCAGGTGGACGTCAAGCAGGTGCTCAACCTGCCCGCCACGGTCGTGTTCGCGTCCCAGACGTCCATTCCGTCCGGGACGCTTCCGTTGCCGACGGATAGCGTGCCCAGCAACAACGACAGCGACATAATCATCGACAACGAAATCGTGCCACCGAATGAGTGGTGCATGTGCGCCATCGTCAGCACATCCTTCATCAAGTACATCGACCGAATCCGACACATTTACATGCAGGAGGACGATGGGAGATTCACGCTCGTCCTCGAGCGCAACGCCGGCGTTCTGTCGACGATGCTGTACAAAAAAGTGGTCTGGATTTACTTGGCGTGAGCACGCAGTCCTCCCAAACAGACGATTTTATCCCTCCCCAACGAAGATTTGGGAAGGAGGAACAAATGATGAAATCCGAATTTTCGAAGCGCATTTCAATGGTTTGTGACCCAAATAGAGTACTCACGCCCTTGAAATGCGCGTCGAAAATTTATCCCTCCCAAACGAAGATTTTGGAAGGAGGAACAAAAGATGAAATCCAGATTTTCGAATCCCTTTTCAAGGGCGTGAGTACTCGATTTGGGCTACGAATAGTTGAA